GTTTGTCTACTTCATGTCTTGAGAAGAATGAGAACATTCTTTTAACAGTAGATTCTGAAAGGTTTTCGCCATTGACTATTTGATTTGCTCTGGTCAAGCCTATTCTTGTGCCACCACGACCATGTTCTTTTCGCCAATCTAAGCCCTTTTGGGCTTCTGCTTTCATGCCTTGTGTTGGTTTATAGCTTGCCATTTTTAGTTTTCTTCCATTTGTATTTTTTGGCATTTGCCATATTTTTACCAAAAATCATATCCCAACCTGCATCAAACTTTTCTTTGTCTGTTGGTCTTTGTTTACTCCCCTTGCTCATCTTCATCCCCATCTTCTTGCACTTCAGGGTCTATCGGCATCTTCATAGCACCGAATGGCTGATATGCAGTTTTGATATCGTATTGTTTAGCAAGCTCTTCTTCTCTTTGATGTTGTTCGAACAATTCTTCAACATCACGACCATAATTGGCTTGAATGTCTTGCATAGTAACTACACCTGCATTAAGACCATCGACATTGGCTTTGACTTCCTTAACAGGGTCAATCCAACCCCAACTTCTAGGGTTAAATTCAACATTGTCAGCAAATTTGTTGTATTTATCGGGTGGTAGTAAAAAACCTTCTTTAAAAGACATGGTTTGTAGTAACCATTTTTCAAATATAGGCTCAATAAAGTGGTCAATCATAAATCTTTGCAAGATTCTAAAATTATCCCTTTCTTCTAATGTGCCTTGTCTTATAGAAGAATAATTAACACCCTCTAGGTTATTAGCTAATGAAACATAAGAAACCCCAAGACCTGATGCTATCCCACGCAATACTGATTTATGAAATGAATCAAAGCCTGATGTTGGGTGTTGTGGATCGAATGTTTGGAAGTTCATGCCATCTGGTAGTTGCTCAAATGTCCCAGCTTCAGCGTTCATAATTGGTGTGTAATCATTATCGGTATCTTCGCCTGTGTAGCCATCGCCTGCAGGTGAAGTAAAGAAGCCCATCTTTGATGCACCAACTCGAGCTGCGACTAATTCTGCTTCTTCATAACCATCAAGCATTTTCAATCTATTAAGTGCTGTAGTCATAAATGGTAGACCTCTGGTTTGTTCTGGTCTTTCAGGCTGATAAGCATGGATGATATCTTCGGCTGGTACTTCGGTGTGTGTTCTGTCGTATGTGCCAAATTGTGTATTGTGTGGATGCTCTTTAAAAAGATAATAGCTGACAGGTTTTTTATATTTATCTAACTTAACACCCATGATAATTTCCTGACCATTGTTCATTACTTTATTTTCTTCTTCATCAAGATAATCAGCATCTAAGAATTGAATACGATATGGGTCGTTGGGATTGTTTGAGGTAATGTGTCTAATCAAAACTTCACCATCTCTGGCTAGTGTTTCTATGAATAGTTTTTGGGCATCTAAAAATGACATCTTGCCATCAATAGTACAATTACCCCTCTTGCCCCATCTTTTCCATTCTCTTTCTAACACATTGTTACCAATGATATCTAAACTATTGTCTGCATTGCGTGCTTTGGATTGCATCCTAATACCATTTTGACCAACCACATTAGTTACCAAAAGTTGCAAATATCTTTTAGCATAATCGTTGTTGCGTGCTTGCTCACGACATCTGTCTCTAATCTTTCTTAGGTTAAATCTGATATTACTATCAGCATTGCTTGAGCCACTAACCCAATCAGCAAACAAGTTACCAGATTGACTAGCCTTGTAGTTGCGTATTTTTCTTGCTGTTTTTTTGCGTTGTTTAAATAAATTGTCCCAGATTGCCATGTTTAAAACCTTACTTTGATGGTGTTGCCTGTATCTTGTTCGTTTTTAATTCGCCATTTCTTAAGTTCACGATTGTACTCTGCTCTGTATCTATCACGAAATCTCATTAAGTCATCGATGGACATTCTTGATAATGACCGACCTGCTATGCTATAGCTCATTTGGTCTTGTGATGCTCTGTTTTCTAAGACAGCTTCAATAGCATCCAATACTTTTTTAGCGTGGCTTCTGTGGTCAGCGTTTGTGTCAGCGAAGTTTAGCTCTATTTTGGCATAGCCATCGTCTATCGCTATTCTTTCACTATCAGATGTTCTTGTGATGAAAGCATACCAATGAAAATCTCCAGTAGCGTAAGTTGCTGTTGTGGCACTAGCTATTTCAATTAAGTAATCATCTGATGTTTCTGTTGCTGTGATAGAAAATTTGTGACTGCCGCCACCGCCCGAGTCCTCGTGGAATTCATAAGTTAGTGCGTAATCTGCTGTTGGGTAATCAGCAACTAAGTCAGGTCGTCTCCAAGTCCATCTGTCGCCTACTACTAAAAGGTCTGGTTCTTGCGTTGGGTAGTTTTCTCTATCAAATAAATTTGCCATGTTGAATACTTTAATCTAAATTATAGCTATTCTTTCCAAGAATTGACAAAATTTCTTGGGTTTCTCCTGTATAATCGCCTTCTTTCTTGTATTAGTGATGATTTTTGTTGAATATTTTGTTCTTTTTGTTGCTGTGGTTCTGTTAATGCCAATTTTTCAAAGTTTGGTTGTAGAATATGGATTGCTGCAAGAGCATAAACAAAAGTATCTAATGCTTCATTTCTTTTTCTTGTTTGTTTCCATACTAATGTTGTCTTGCCCTTATATATTTTTGGTACTCTTCTTTCAGCAGTAAGTTGTTTAAAATATTCATCATCTAGTGTATTGGGGAAATGTATTAAATTAGTTTTGTCGTCTTTTAGTCGAGCATGAATAAACTCTTTGGCTGTATCCCCACCAATAACAAATAATGCTGTTTTTCTTCTACCAACGAATGTCGGTTTAGATACTATTGGCTTACCAGCAGTTGATGCACCTTTAACAGCAAATATTCTTCGAGCATTTTTGCCTCTAGTGTAGCTATACACTTGGTCGGTCATGTGTCCACTATCAATGCAAGTTGCTGATATACGCAGATTGCGACCATCCTCTGTTAGATACGATCCACGCAAAAAATCATCTAATTCTTGCCAGACCTCTTGTGTTGCTGGATTGCCCCAAATGATTTTGTATTCAATGACCCATGCTTCATGGTTATCAGCCCAGCCAATAACTTGTACTTCTAATCTATCGGTTTGGCAGTCGATGCCTGCTGTTATACTCAAGACTTCTTGTGGTGCTACTTCATGGTTGTATTGCTCAGAGCTTTGTAGTAATTCTTCATGGTCTATAGTTTCGCCTTGTTCTACTTCCCATGTTTCACCCAATGTTGTGTTAATGAAGGTTTGTAATAATTCAGGTGACTTCTTAGCTTCTAAAAAATCACGGACTAATTCTACCCAAGTTCTAAAAGGTGAATACAGCTCAGAAATATGAAAGCCAACTTTTTTTGATTCTGCCTGTGCTTGCCATTCACCATTTAACAACATCCATTGTTTTTTACTTTCAGGAATAATTGCTCCACAATGTTTACATGATAGTGAAGCTGTTTCAGGTTTATTTTCAAGCCATGTTATTTGTTGCCATTTTAGCTCTTGCTTTTGGTTACATTCTGGGCATGGTACTTTATACACTCGTTTATCTGATTCTTCGTATGCCCTTTCTATTCTTGACAGTCCTTTTATTGTGGGTGTTGATGTTAGGATAATCTTTCGATTCCAAAATGTTGTTGTTCTTTTTCTGCCTAAAAGTATTGGGTCACCTTCTGTGCCTGCTGATGCAGGGTATCTATCGACCTCATCGCATAATAGTATTCTGATGGGTCGTGAAGCCAGCCCACTAGCACTATTAGCACCAACTAATGTGATGTGACCACCACTAAACTTCTTGTGCATGGTAGTATTTTCGGCATCTCTACTTCTTGGGTCTTTAACCTTGCCTTGTAGATTTGGTGTATCTCTTAACATCGGTGCAAGCCTATCTTTGGAAAAGGCTTGAGCCATAGATAGTGATGGTTGGATACAAAGTATCGTTGATGGTTCTTGGTCAATATAATAGCCAATCGTATTAAGAAGCACCTCAGTAGCCCCAACTTGTGCTGATTTGATGAATGTTATTTCTT